TATGCAACTAAAAAAAATAGGTGTTTATTACTTTCACCCACAGCTAGTGGAAAATCTCTTATTACTTATCTTCTTGTTAGGTTTAACATTCTTCGGTTAAAAGAACAAAAGAAAAAGATATTAATAATAGTACCAACCACATCTTTAGTAGAACAATTGTTTAAAGATTTTAATGATTATGGTTGGCTACCAGAAAAAAATGTACACAGAATATATCAAGGTCATGGTAAAGAAACAAATAAACCTGTAATTATATCTACATGGCAATCAATTTATAACATGCCTAAAAAGTGGTTTAAAGATTTTGGTATGATAATAGGTGACGAAGCACATCTATTTAAGGCAGTTTCATTAACAAAGATATTGACAAAGTTAGAAAAGTGCCCATATAAAATAGGCATGACAGGAACTTTAGATGGTTCTAAAACACATAAACTTGTATTAGAGGGTTTGTTTGGTGCAGTAAATAAAGTAGTATCTACAACTGAATTACAAGAAAAGAAACAACTGGCTGATTTAAAAATATTCTGCTTAATACTAAAACATGGTGCTATTGAGTGTAAACACGCAAGTGGTTTTACATATCAAGAAGAAATGGATTATATTGTACAATCAGATAAAAGAAATAAATTTATAAAAAATTTGGCTTCTGGACTTCAAGGAAATACACTATGTTTATTTCAATATGTAGAAAAACATGGAAAGGATTTGTATGAATCAATTAAAGATAAAGCAAAAGATAAACAAGTTTCTTTCGTCCACGGCGGAGTTGACGCCACAAGAAGAGAAACTATTAGAGAGCTTACGGAAAAATCTGACAATGCTATTATTGTGGCGTCCTATGGGACTTTCTCTACCGGCATTAACATTAGGAATTTGCATAACATTATTTTTGCTAGTCCTAGTAAATCCAGGATAAGAAATTTACAATCTATTGGTCGTGGTTTAAGATTAAAAGATAACAATAGTCATGCGACATTATACGATATAGCTGATGACTTAACTTACAATGAAAAAGAAAATTATACTTTAGCTCATTTTAGAGAAAGGATAAATATTTACAGTGAAGAAGATTTTGATTATGAGATACATAACATAGAGTTAAACAATGAAAGCACAAGTTAAAATAATTAAATTAATTAATGGTGACGACATTGTTACCGTTCTACCTACTGGTGAACACCAGTTACCAGACAATGGTCCATTAATTAGACTAGACAAACCATTACAAATTAAGTATGTGCCTCAAATGACGCCTATGGGGTTTAGAGATTATATTGCTATGATTCGTTGGACTAATTATACAAGTGATAAAATTGTTACCATACCTAAAGATAAAATTATGACAATCACCAACGCCTCACTTGAAATGTCTAACAGTTATGCCGAAATTGTAAAAAACTATGACGGCTTAGACAAACCTAAAAGAGATGAGAACTATCATAGAAAAGAGTTTACTACTGATGAAAATAAAAAAATGAATGAAATCTTTAGACAATTAGATGATGAAGAAGAAGAACCTACAATACACTAAAGATACTTGGATGAAAACGGACACCGTTATTATACGCAAATAAAATTTATTGTCAACCGTGGATTGACCATTGACAATTTTGTTAAAATATTATATAGTGAGGATATTATGGCACAAACAAAAAAGAAATCAGAGCATTATGTCAATAACAAAGAATTCTTGGCCGCTATGGTTGAGTATAAGAAGTTAGTTGACAAAGCAAAAAAAGAAAAAAAGAAAAATCCTAGAGTACCAGATTATATAGGTAGTTGTTTTCTAAAAATAGCAAACCACTTATCATACAGACCAAACTTTATTAATTACACATATAGAGATGATATGATTAGTGATGGTATAGAAAACTGTTTACAGTATTTAAATAATTTTAATCCAAAAACATCAAACAATCCTTTTGCATATTTTACGCAAATAATTTACTATGCTTTTATAAGAAGAATACAGAAAGAAAAAAAACAAGTAACAATAAAACAAAGAATGATAGCAGACGCAAATTATGATGATTTAGTTTTACAACCTGGAGAAGATAGAGAATTTAAAAATCAGTTTACAGAATTTTTAAGAAAGAACATGCCTGTAGAGGAACCTGTTAAAAAAACTAAAACAAAAAAGAAAAAGAAAAAGAAGTAATGAAAATAGCTTTGTTAAATGATACCCATTTCGGGTGTCGTAACGACTCACCAGCATTTATTGAATATCAAAATACATTTTATAATGATTTGTTTTTTCCTTACTTGCAAAAGAATAATATCAAAACACTGATACATTTAGGTGATGTGGTAGATAGAAGAAAATTTATCAATCATAATACGGCACACAACTTTAAAAAAGTATTTTGGAATAGATTAGATGAACTAGGTATTGATACACATATTATTATCGGTAACCATGACACATATTACAAAAATACAAATGAAGTAAACGCAATGCAAAACCTTGACATTAGCAAAGACGCCAAAGTATATACACATGCTACAACAGTAAATTTTGACAATTTACCTATATTGTTTATACCATGGATTTGTGATGATAACGAAGCTGAAACAATTAGAACAATAGAAAATACACAATCAACTATAGCAATGGGTCATTTAGAAATCAAAGGTTTTGAAATGCACAATGGACACATGAATGAACATGGTACAGAAAAATCTATATTTAAAAGATTTGAAAAGGTCATGTCAGGACACTTTCACAAAAAGTCAGATGATGGCCACATATATTATCTTGGTACACAATACGAAATGACATGGTCAGACTATAAATGCCCTAAAGGTTTTCATATATTTGATACAGAAACAAGAGAACTATCAAGAGTTGAAAACAACAACACTATATTTAAAAAGATAATTTATAACGATAAAGAAACAAACTATGATAATCTTGATATAACACCATATGATAAATGTTTTATAAAACTCTATATATCAAATAGAACTGATACAGATATGTACGAAAGATTAATGGATAGATTATATAATCATATTAATTTACATGCTATTGATGTAATAGAAGACCCTACGGATATTGGTGCTTCAGTAAGAGAAGATATACTAGAACAAGGTGAAGATACACTTACATTTTTAGGTAATTATATTGACCAAATAGATGTAAAGATAGACAAACAAAAACTAAAAGCATTTGCCAAAGAACTATACATGGAGGCTGGTGAGTGATTTTATTTAAAAGATTATCATATAAAAACTTTTTATCTAGTGGTAATCAACCAATAGAAATAGCTTTAGACATGTCGCAAACTACATTAATTGTAGGTACAAATGGTAGTGGTAAGTCAACATTACTAGACGCATTATGTTTTGTGTTATTTAACAAACCATTTAGAATAATTAAAAAAGAACAAATGGTCAATACTATTAATCAATCAGATTGTATAGTAGAGGTTGAGTTTGATGTGGGTACAAAGAACTATATTGTAAGAAGAGGTATTAAACCAAACTTGTTTGAAATATTTTGTGATGGTAAATTAATTAATCAAGACGCCAATAATATAGACTATCAAAAATACCTAGAACAAAACATAATGAAACTAAATTATAGGTCTTTTATTCAAGTAGTATTATTAGGTTCTTCATCATACGAGCCATTTATGAAGATGAAACCAAGATATAGAAGAGAAGTAGTTGAAGAGATACTTGACATTAGAGTTTTTGGTCTTATGGATTTAATTTTACGTTCTCAACAGAGTGATTTGCAAAAAAAGTTGACGGAGGTGAGGCACCAAGCGGAGTTAATAAAGACCAAGTATGAAACTGAAGCAAAATACTTAAAGACACTGGAGACCAAAGGTAGTGATAACCAAAGGGTACAACAAAATAAACTAGAAGAAAATGAGAAAAACAGGCTAGAATATGATAAAAAGCTACAATCCTTAAATGAGGCTATAGCCGTAAGTCAAAATGAATTAAGTGGTCAAGAAACGGTATCTAAAAAAGTAAAAGAGTTAGAAAAATACGAAACAAAGATTGAACAGAACCTAGATACACATAAAAAGACTTTAAAATTTTTCAAAGAAAATGACACATGTCCGGTGTGTACACAATCTATTGATAGTAAATTTAAGGAAGAAAAATGCAATCACGAAACTACCACAATTTCCAAACTAGAATCAGGTCTATCGCAGCTCGTAGGAGAACTC